GTCGCCTTGAAAATTTTGTCGGAACTGCTGAAACTGCTGCATCATTTGCTGAAATTGTCCCATTGCGCCCGGCATTTTGCCGCCGCCAAGAGCGTTAAACAGAGGGTTGCTCATTGTCTGCCTCCTTTTTCTTGCGCGTCAAAGGTTTATCCGCCGCCAGCGCGTCAAAGCGGGCTGTCAACGCGTTGAACTCTTGCCGTGTGACATATTCCTCTTTAGGTTTTTGCGTTGTCTGTGCGGGCTGTTTCTGGCTTGCCGTGCGTTCCGAGTAGTCAAAAACGCGCAATGGCTGCGGCATACCGCTGGCGTCGGTGGACTTAATGTAAAATGTACTGTTTTCGCTGTCCATCAGCAGTACGCTGTTCCCTGCCGCCACCATATACGCTTTGGCTCCTTCTTCACCCTGCACCCAGATAATAGGCGAGCTTTGCTGTGCCGGTTGCTGCTGCGGATATGCCGCTTGCCGGAGCTGTGTAAGCTGATCGGGCATGGCCGAAGGCATCTGCTGCCCCATTGGATAATAGTTCGGCATATAGCCGGGCTGATACGGTACGCCAAACGCCATAGTCAATCATCCTTTCTGCCAGTAGTACAGCGGTACTTCATCGCCGCTGTCCCATGTATCCAGCCAATCGCCATTTTGCACGCACACAACATGCGTAGCCATTGCCAAAATATACGTGCCGTCCGAGTGGTCTTTTGCAAACTGCGCCACTGTGTAACAATCCGGGCAGCTGTTTGGCAACGTGTAGCGCTTCCACCCACATCGCCGCAGATAACTGCCCCAGACATAGTTTGCAGACGGCATATCATGCAGTTCAAATCCTGCCAACACAAGCGCCGCATATACAGTCGCCCACTCTTGATGCGTTGCGGCTGCAATGGCTCTGACTGTACAATCTCCAACGCGCTTTTGTTCCGGGTTTAGGTTGATTTGCTTGTATGCCATCCGAACCGCTCCTTTTATATAAATTGTACACAAAAAGACGGCACACTGTGGGCCACCGAAGTGCCAACATTGTGCCGTCTTTGGGACAAAATAAAAAAGGCGCGGCCACAAAAGCAGCCGCGCCCTTTAAATCAGCCTATTTTGTTTTTGATGCTGTGTACGCGCCGTTTTACCGTGCGCTCGCTGCAATTCAGTTCTGCCGCAATATCAGCATTGCGCCAGCCGCGCCGCCGAAGCTGCAAAACATCCGTTTCTTCATCGGTCAGCAAACCGCCGACAAAATCAAACTTTGGCATGATTACTCATCCTTCTTGTTCTTGCTTTCGGTCTGTGTTCCAAAATAAAAGGCCACGACCATTGTCACAATGGTCATGACCGTGTCAGCCTGCAGTGCCCCTCGCAAGGCCATTGTAGCAAACACCGCAACCACCACAAGCGTTACAATGGTTTTTACCTTGATAAGCGCTGCCAGATTTTTCAAAAAATCGCCCATAGATATGCACCTTCTTTCAGCCAATCAGATGCTTTTGCAAATCTTTCTTTGCTTTCTGCATCTGGTCAATGTTGTTTCCATCCAGATTATGGTCAAGCAGGGCAAGCAGCGCCTGCATGGTCACGCGCTGCCCCTCGTCCATGCGGTCAAGCCGCTGTTTGTCGTTTCTCAAGAATCCCTCCATGGCATTCACCCGCTCTTCAAGCTTGGTAATGCGGTTGTCCTGGTCGGTCTTTGGCTTTTTTACTGCGGTGATGACTTTGCTGATAGCCACGCCACCGGCATACAGTCCGGCAGCAGCGCCCGCCGCGTAAATCAAAAACGCCCAGGCTTCCGCAAGTGTAAACGAAAATACATGTTGCATCGG